TGGCAAAAAGCTATCGTATCTCGTGGTACACATAAGTCTTTGGCCTTGATGCGGAGTGACAAAACCCTCCTATTGCTGGGGTTCAGGAACGCTGCTTGGTTGCGTGCACAGGGGTCCCACCCGGATCTCGGCAGCATTCCAAAGCGAGCGTTCGTCCCGGAACCAAAGGAGATTGATGCCTGCCTGCAGGGTATCGAGGACGGATGGGGTGACGGCGCCTTCTGGTGCCAGACAGTCGTAGGTAGCGGTTTTCCTGTTTTCTTCGTTCTTTCTGATGTTTCTCGTAATGTTTTTTGTCATTCTTTTGCTGAGGTTGGTGGTGATGTCTCTGTTGTGAGTTTCGGGCTGACGGAAGCGCGTTCTCAGTTGTACCGCAAAGCGCAAGTCTGTGTTGTGCCTAAAGCACGTCCCGCTGTAGCATACCATCGCGATCTCTCGGCAGTGGCCAGGGTCTTGCGTTTTGGCGTGCTCAATGCGAATAATAAACTGTGCGATGCATATACAGACTTTGTTCGGTCACCTGTTGCGCGGACGGAGGAGACTTGGGGTTTGCTCGGTGGCTATCCGTGGAGGGATCTGGATGCGTTGGTGGCGTCGTCGACGCGCGCGGAGTATGATCGTGATGCAGACACGAAGCTGGTCGGTTTCCTTGACCGCTTGTGGGGCAAGAAGCGTGGGAAGGGGTTGGGCAGGCAAGACAAGAAGACCCGTGCCAAGGCGGCAATGGCTTGGGGCGATGCTAATCTCTGGACTCGCGAGGTGTCTTTTAAGCGGCGCCACTATTATGATCTTGCTACGTTTTTGTGTACGATGGACGAAGTGTGGGGGGACCGGGCTGTGGCTATGCAGGGGGGCGCAACTTCTAAGGAAGCTGATGTGCAGTGTCTTTCCTTTAGGAAGGCGGTTCGTATGGTTTTGTCGGATTTGATCTTTGGCCCTGCTACGTATGAGCGGATCTACTTGACTGTGTTCTGGATCTTCTCAACGCGGTGGTGGCCGAGCTTGGTGCCTGTTTTGTTGCACTTTGGCTCCCTTGGAATGTCTGATGACGAATACACTGCCGTACACAAGGAAATGACTGCCGTTGTGACTTCGACTTGGATGGTGCCCGGCACTTGCAGGCAGCACCAGTTCTCTGCCAATTTCCTTAACGCGGAGGACCTTACAGGGTGGTCTGACCGGGACTCGTTGAAGGGGGGTGTGTGCGCTGAGATCATCAAATTTGCTCTCGCTACTTTTGAGTATAAGGCAGATGTGCGGGATGGGGGCGGCGAAGCGGGCATACCTATTCGTGGCAAAGAAGGTTCGCCCGAGGAATACCTCGGGCGCTACCGCCAGGCGATGTATGATTTGCTCCGTCCTATGTACGCACGTTATGCGCCCAATATGGTGGATCTTCAGGCGCACATGGAGAAGCGGATGGCGTGGATGTCTGGTGGTGCCGTGGGCCGTCGGGCCAAAGAGTTGCTGGGGCCGGGGATTGCTCCGCCCGGCAGTTCGAAAGCCTATGTGGCGGCGCGCGCTGATATCAGCCAGCTCACCAGAGACTGGGGGGAGATGAGGATTGAGGTTGGGGGGAAGGGTAATGAGAGGGGTTCCGAGCGTACGTTGTTGGCGACTGATTTGCGAGATCAGGTGAGCGAATCGTACCTTTTGCATGCGTTTAAGAATAGGTACGGCCTAATAGGAGTTGACGTGGGCGAGACGCCCGTCGAGATGTTTAAGCGTCACGTGACCGTAGCGTCGGCTACGGACGTGCCACTGGTTCATCATGGGCGTGACAAGAAGGTCCTTGCAGCTTGGGATTACTCCAAGTGGGACCACCACGTTATGCTTGCTGAAAGGCTCATTCTGGTCGAGGTCATGAGGAAGCTTGTGTTGGAATTCGTCCAGCGGCCCGACGTTCGGGAGGATATGTTGCGCGAGCTAGAGGTTCTTGAATCTAGCCATCGCACTGCAATATACCGATCGCGGGCGTTCGCTGATGCGAAATATACCGACCAGGTGGATTCTTTAATCCGTGAAGGCGTCGCCGCAGGTTTCAAGGGTGAGGTGCAGCGTTTGTCGGCGGACCAGGTTCGCATCACAAACTACGCGGGGCAGCAGTCTGGGCGCAGGAGTACACTTGAGTCAAACACCTTTTACTCCAGGGCGCGTCTGCTAGTGCGCGATGCCGAACTTCTGGATGCTGAGCGCAGCATATACCTGTTGAATAGGGCCGATGACGTCATGGAGATTTACCGGGCGTGGGAGCACGCGAGGAATGCGATCGATGTGATGCTGCTGCAGGGCCATAAGGCAAATAAGAAGAAGCAGGTTGTCCAGGTGCGAACTGGAGTATACTTCCGAATCTTGTATGCCAATGGTAGTATGCGCGGCTTCCCTCCTCGTGCTGTTTATGCTTGCGCTTCAGCCGGGCCTTCAATGGCCGCGAGCGGGGGTTTTGATCCGGTGGAGCGCCTCTCTTCTCTTTCGGGCGCGTTGGATAGGTTAGCGCGGCGTGGCAGCGGTTACTACGTCGCACGCGCTCTTTATTTCGAGGCTGAGGATTATTACCGCGATGTTCGCGTGCAGTTAGCGGCAAAGGCTGACAAATACACTCGTTTTACCATTCCCCGCGAGGTGTTGCGTGCTTCGCCCGATTTGGGTGGGTGTGGAGTGCTGCCCCCTGGGTGTTATGACTATGACTACACGATCAAGTGCTCTAACATCAAAGGTCCTAATGAGCAGCTCTGGCAGGCGATTCGTGAGCGTTTAGAGAAGCGGCACAAGTTCAGGGGTCTTGCCGACTTGCAGGGCTCGGCTGGGCGTGCCTTCGCTCACGACGTTCCGTTGGAGGTGCCTGACAAGGCTTGGCAGCAGTGGTCGAAGCGTTGGAGGGGCGATAGGGCGGCTCAGGATGGGCGCGGCGAGCTACTTCGTGCAAAGATGATGGCAAAGCTGTGGCGCTACAAAAGGAGCTGGCACCGTGACAAGAAGGGCGATACCTGGGGTTTGGAAGGCTTCGGCCATTTACTGTCTTTACCGGTTGATTTCTTCAATATTGCTTGGAGGATGTTACGCGACTGTCCTGGTACGGGTGAGGTTGATCGTTTGATGAAGGGCGTCCAGGGTCCACCAGCCGAAGGTATGTTGGCCAAATTGTGGTATGGGCTTGGGCAGGACGTCATCTCTGTTCTCGGTCGAGATGTGTTGGAGGTTATTCAGTCTGCTTCGGCTCCGGGACGCGAGTTTGCTGCTGAGTGGGGTTGGTTACCGCTTGATGTGCGTGAGAAATTCTTGCGCGGCCATTTGGGGCCTGCTGGGGCGTGGATGAATTTAATACCTGCTAGTTTTGCCCCGTGGCTGAACCAGGCTGTTAATTTCGTCCTGTTTCAGGCATTTGCCACCGGTGTCCGGTATAGAGGATCTCATTGGCTTTTGTGCGTACGACAAGCAATAACCGGCGCGATTAGCAGGCAGTTCGTGAACTCACGGCCTTGGTTGATGCTACACTAAGTCGATCAGTTGTCATGGGCGGTTCTACTTGCCGGCGGGCCGTCTTCACGTGATTTAGTCGGAATATCC